GAAGTCAACATTACTAATAGTCAAGATTGGCCTAGGCAAAGTGCCTTTAGCTGCCAATGTAAAATCAACAGCATCTATTGGTTTTGCTGTATAAGTAGTACTTCCAAAAACAACATTTGCGTCTAATTCGTTTTTTCCCGAATGCCATCTATAAGTTAAATCTGCACCATTAACTGCCTCTGTTAACTCTAAAGTAAATAGTTCAATAATTGCGGATGGATTAAGAGCTTGAAGTTGCTCTTGAATTGACTGTGGAACGGTCATGCTTCAAATACCTGCCTGAAACTTGCACCAATATTTGCTCTGCCAGAATAAGGAATAGTCTTTTCCCAAGCATCACAAACCCATTTATAAGTCCCGCTATCATCTGGCGGACTCCAGTCAAAATTATCACCATCATCAGCACGAGCATTCAAAAATGTTTCTATTTCGTCAGATTGAACTTCAGTTATATTTTCCCACATTAAATTCCATAATTTAGGGTTCTGATTTATGCCAAATTTAACCCTTTGTTCATATCCATTAAAAGAAATGATTTGCTGTTGCGGAGCACTTGACTTAGATGCTCCATAAGTGGGATTAACTGTTGTTGGGAAAGATGCCATGATTAATTAATAGAGAAGTCCTCCTGGTAGGCGTTGGCGTATTAATTCTTTTTGAATTGCAACACCAATTGCTTCTCCTAATATCTGACCTTCTGCTGCTTTGCCTTCTACAGAACTACCGGACGCATCGACCGCAACATTGATTGTTGTAGCACCACCTTTTATTGCATTATTTGGTGTGATACCGCCACTCCTTCCTGGAGTGAAAATTTCCGGTCCTTTCTCTCCTACAACATAAGAACGACCACCAGTGACACCTCCACCATTTGCTCTAAATAGTCCAAGAAAAGCACCACCTATCCCACCTGTTCCTCCTGCTCCTGCTGACCCCCACAGAGCCATATTAATTGCAACTTCTAAAGCTTGATCTGCAATACGTCTTAAAACATTCCCCATCGCATCTCCAAGACTTTGCGACCCTTGAATTGCACCTTTAATTGCACCAGTTACGCCTTGCTTAATTGTTAAGGTCATCTCTTTCCATTTCTCATTTAGCTGGTCAGCCAATATATTTACTTTTTCAACTGCAGGTGGAGTTTTTTCTAGTTCTTTATTGGTTTTCACTATAGCTTCAGCAGCTTCTTTGATTGCTTCTGTTTTTTCTTTTTCTTTTTTAAGACTTTCTTTAAATGCAGCCCCACTCTCAAAACTTGTCCCCAATCCAGTGATATTTTTAAGCCAATTAGGCATATTCATCGTCAAAGCTTTTATTTCAGTTCCGAGGTCTTTTATAAATTGAATTGTATTTTTGACAGCTCTTGCCAGAGTTTCAAAGAAATTAATAATTTTAATTAAAGCATTTCCTAGTCCATGTAGCGTTGCTTTTAATGCCTCACCTAATAGAGTTTGATCTGCAAACATATTGCTCATTATATTGCTAATTCTTGTCCATTTTGCTTGTATTGTATTATTTGCTATTTCATGTGCCTTTGCTGCAATTTCGGCTGCATTTTTTTGATTAAATAATAATTTTTCAAATTTTTCTAAATTATTTAAAACAGGAGCCATTGTTTGAATTGCTTCCTGACCAAAAATTTGCTCAAGTGCTGTTACATCAAGTCCTTCTAATTTTTTTAAATTAGCAAGTAATCCTTCTGAAGCTAATGTTGATGCACTAATATCAATTCCTAATTTCTCCAGTTTCATAGCTCCCTGAGCTCCACCTAATCTTAAGAAAGCTGTTTTTAACCCTGTAAATGCAACTTCCGCATTAACACCATTGGCTGTTGATTGTGCAATAACAGCATTTACTTCCTCAAGTTTAAGTCCCATCATGGATGCAACTGGTGCAACCTTACCTATATTTTTTGCATAGGTATCAACGGTAATAATTCCATCATTTTGTGTCTGTACAAATTTATTCATTAAGTCTTCGGCTTCATCAGCGGTGGCACCAAAAGCGTTAATTACTTTTACTGTTGCACTTGCAGCTGTATCTAAATCACTAAATCCACCTCTTGCACCCATAACAGCAACTTTCAAAATTTTTGCAGCATCTCCCGCATCTGTGAAACCAGCAGATGCAACGTCATAAGCTGCTGCCGTTAATTCAGTTGTACTAGCTGAATGACCAAGTTCTCTGCTTACTTCTTTTAGGCTCGGAACCAGCGCATCTGTGTCAACTTTTAAACTTTTTAATTTAGCAACTGCAAAATCCTGGTCTGCAAGAGTTTTGACAGCAGCCGAAAGAATCCCAACAGCTCCACCAATTAGAACTATTGGACCAAGAGCTGAGGTTACTGCAGCACCCATTCCAAGGATTGCAGGTGTTGCCACTGCTGCACTTGCTCCAGCAGCTTTTGCACCATTCTTAAATCCGAGAAGAGCCTTCCAGCTTTGCTTTAACTGTCCGTTTGATCTCTCAACAGTTCTATTAAATTTCTGAGCACTAGCATCAGCTTTCCTAAGTGCTGGAGACACATTGTCAACAGCTCTTAAATTTAGGGTTACTGCACCAGCCATCAGTTCAGCTCACATAAGTTAATTGTACCGATCCTTCTGCAAAATACGTTCGACAAGTTGAGCTTTTGAATAATGACTTGGGGTCGGGACCAGTGGTCTTAAAAGTCTATTTGGTTTCCCCATTAATTCAAATCTTCTCAGGCGTTCTCCCGACATTGGTGGAGGGGAACGGTATACAAAAAGATTCCCAATTCTGTCTAACAGGCTATTTTGCATAAAGAGGACAGTCTCTTTATGTATCAAGGTACTAATGCATGGGCAGATTGGTTAGTTGTTGAGTTGTCTTTGGAACAGCAATTAATGATCGAAGCTGGAACACGAGAACTTCAAAATCAAAAACCAGATGAGGAGATGATAGATGTTGCTGTTGCCTTGTTAAAGCAAAACATGATTCAAAGTCAAATGATCAAACAATGTGTTGAAAAAATTGCAGAGTTAGAGGCGAAGATTGTTTGCCAAGATAATAAAGTCAGACAACCTCGCCCTAAACGTGGAATTTTGAATATTTTGTTCAGAAAGGAAGTTCTATAGCAATTTTTTTAGGATTAATATTTCCAAAATCGCCATACTCTCCTGCTTTGCCTTTTGCATTTAAATAAACTCCATCAACTTCGACTTCTTCTTTGTTTTCAAAATCCCAGACTTTACCTTTTTTGACTTTGTTTTCATCATCCATCAAGTTCATTAGATGGTTTGCAAGGTCTTGAATAGATTCAATAGGAACAAATAAAGAAAGACTTTTGGGATACATGTCTGAGTCATCAAAATTGTTTTCTCCAACAGACCATTTGATTGGACGTTTGAGAGCTGGTTCAAACTTGTTGAAATTAGTCATTGAAAAAATCCGTAATGAGTTTGTTTAGAAATTGGTTGGGATTAAGATCATTTCTGTTGCAATATTCACGAACAGCATGACCTTCTTTGTCGCCTGTTTTTACTTGGAATAAATTCCTGTTGTAATTACCAGTTCGACTTTTTAACTGCGCACGAACTTCCTTCGCGGCGAACTCTGCTCTATCCATCGAGGCAAAACGGGCTCAGTTGCGCTAGGAATTTCGAGCTTCTTGAGTGCTTGGACCGCCCTGAAAATTTGCTTTCTGATGGCAAGATAACTTCGAGTTTTTCCTCTTTTGCGACATTCTTCTGCTTGAATTTCAAGCTTATGAACGCATTGTTTAAGCTCAGCGATAGCATTTTCGTAATGATCTTCAGGGAGCAGGGACATAAGGATCAAGACCTAATAGTGTTTCTAGAAGGTCTCCATGTTCTGGAGTCGTTATGTGGTCGGGAGTGACTGCTGCAGCCGAAATGTGAGACTCTTTCTTGAACTTCTCAAGGACATCTTTTTTAGGTTGTCCTTCTAGTTTTCGAAGGGCATCCACAATTCGGGTTTTGCGTTCATCATCGATCCATTTGACGACAACAATTTGAGGTTCATCCTTTTTAGCAGGCTCTTTTGTTAAGGCTTTGGCCTTGTCAGATTTTGTAGGAGTCCGTGTGATTCCTGTTTTTTTCGGTGGAGCTTCAGAAAGTGAGTCACCATCATCATCTTCTCCGGCTAATCCATAGATTGCCAAGAGTGCATAA